AGTGGATGACCTGATCCGCACCGTGCAGTTTCCAGCGACCATCGTGGAAGCGGTCACGGCTAGCGAGTTTGGCCCACAAGTCACGCACTACCTTGCTAAACATCTTGATGAGGCTGACGCACTTGTGCGTATGCCTGCCCATCTCGCGCTCATGCAGCTAGGCCGTCTGGAAGCGAAGCTCTCCGCGCCCAAGGCAAAACCCGTCAGTAACGCACCCGCTCCGGTTCCGACCGTGCGCGGCGGTAGTTCTTTCACACGCTCGCTAGAGGCAATGGACATGAAGTCCTTTGTCGCGGCGCGCAACGCATCCAAAACTTAACAAGGAAGTTAGCTCATGGCAGACGTTTTGCTCTCCCCCACCGTAATCACCAAAGAGGCGTTGCGGATTCTCCACAACAACTTGGTGATTTCCAAGAAAGTTAACCGCGACCACGAAGACCAGTTCGGCAAGAAAGGCGCTAAGGCAGGCCAGACCATCAAGATTCGTCGCCCCAACCAGTTCACCGTCCGTACTGGCTCCACCCTGTCCCTCCAGGACGTTGTGGAAACCACGACCGACCTGACCTTGCAGCCGCTGAAGGGCATCGACTGGGACTTTGACGACACCGACTTGGCGATGACGATTGACGCCTTCTCGGAGCGTTACCTGAAGCCCGCCATGTCGCGCCTGGCCGCTGAGCTTGACTATGCCGTTTATTCCGGCATTTACAAGCAGGTATACAACGCGGTCGGCACCCCCGGCAGCACTCCCGGTACGGCGCTGACCTGGTTGCAGGCTGGCCAGAAGATTGACGAGTTCGCAGGCCCCCGCGATGAGTACCGTTCGGCCATTCTGAATCCAGCCGCGCAGGTCGCCACCGTTGACGGCCTCAAGGGCCTGTTCCAGTCCTCGGAAAAGATTTCCAGCCAGTATGAGCGCGGCCTGATGGGTCAGGCTCTCGGCTTTGATTTCTACATGAGCCAGAACGTCCCGACGCACACTGTCGGCCCGCTGGGTGGTACTCCGCTGATCGCTGGCGCTTCGCAGGGTTCGGCGGGCACCAACAATGCGTATGTGGCCTCCCTGGCGCTCACGACCGATGGTTGGACGGCTGCGGCTGCGGCTCGCCTCAAGGCTGGCGACGTTTTCACCATCGCCAACGTGTTTGCGGTCAACCCGGAAACCAAGCAGTCCACCGGCTCGCTGATGCAGTTTGTGGTTAGCTCGGACGTTTCCTCGGACGGCGCGGGTGCCGCCACCATCACGATCACGCCTTGCCCGATCTCGGGCGGTGCGTACCAGAACGTGACGGCGCTCCCGGCTGACAACGCGGCCATCACCGTCCTTGGCGCGGCTAACACCGTGTCCCCGGTCAACATCGCGTTCCACAAGGATGCGTTCACCCTCGTCACCGCTGACCTTGAACTGCCGAATGGTACGGATATGGCCTCGCGGGCGTCTTATGACGGTATCTCGATGCGCTTCGTGCGTGACTTCGACATCACGAACAACAAGCGCATTTGCCGCTTCGACATTCTGTATGGCTTCGTCGCTCAGCGTCCCGAGTGGGCTTGCCGCGTACAGGGTTAATTGTTCCAACCGGGAGGGGCTTCGGCCCCTCCCTTTTTAGGGGCCACGGATGGCGACCGCGCTACAGATCATCACAAGGGCGCTGGTAAAGCGCCAGGCGCTTGCTGCGGGCCAACAGGCGTCTGCGGAAGATGCCGCTGATGCGCTCTATGAATTGACCTCGATGCTGGCTGAGTGGCATGTGGCGGGCATTGGCCTGCCGCAGTATTCCCCCGGCACGCTAACCACGGCCACAGATTTTGATGACGCTGACCGCGCCGCCGTAGAGGGCCAACTGGCACTCCGGCTGACCGATTACGGCATCCCGCTTTCGGGCGAGGCGATTCAAGCCGCCAATGATTCATTCTCCCTGTTGCGCCTGCGCTATTTCCAGCCGGGGCAGCAGAACTTTGACGAGCTTCCCCAGGCAACGGGCGATAGCTGCGAATATTCGCCCGAGAGCGGCTAATGCAGCTTCCTCTAATCGCAGAGCAAGGCAAGGGCTATTCCTCGCCCCTGAACGCGACCCGCACCGTCAACCTTTACCCGGTGATGGACAAGGGCGGAAAGCAGAAGGTGGCGCTATTCGGTACGCCTGGGTGTGAGGAATGGGTGGAGCTGACCGGCGCGCCCGTGGAGGTTGCGTCCGCAGTCGTCAGCAAGCTTGGCGACTGGTGGCCGCTGACGGAAACGTCAGGTACCCGTGTTGACCTGCACGGCGCCAATGACCTTAACGTCATCGGCTCTACGCCGCCCGCCGTTTCCACAGGTCATCCCGGCTCCGGTTCGGCTATCCAGATCAATGGCGCCAACTCGTATATCGAGCGTGCGGGTGCTGATTGCGTCGGGCTGGACGATGCAACGCAGTACGAAATCCTGTCGTGGGTGAACCCGCCCAACGTGTCCGGTGCGCTGCTGTCGGTAGTTTCCAAGACGCAGAGTGACCCGACCATGACGCGGGGTTATTCCCTGTTTGTCGGTGATGACGCGGGCTTGGGCGAGCCGTTCGGCTTCAAGCATTGCCGCACTCGCGGTATTGCTGGGGCCGCTCCTGGCACCGCTGATGCTTGGCAGTTGGTCAGCGCGGTACGCCGTGGCACGGATCGTTCCATTGCCATCAACGGCGGCTCCGAGGTCATCACCGAGACCGGCGCGACCACGGTTAACGACACGGCGGACACCTTCCGCTTTGGCTGGCGCACGGCCTTTGACTACACCGGCACGTATATCGGGCAGACGGCGTTCTTTCACACTCCGCTGACCGCTTCCGAGCGCCTATATCTCTACAACGATGGCGACGGCATCGACTACGCCCGCCTTCAGTCGGACGCCAGCGGCTCCGGCGTTGTCCCGATTGATGGGGCTGTCCGCGGATGCCTTGAGCTTAACGGCATCGGCTACGTGGTCGCCGGTAACACGTTCTTCACCGTGGACACGCTGGGCAATTTCAACCAGCGCGGGACGCTGGACGTTGGCACCAACCCAGTCAACGTGGAAACCAACGGGCAGCAGGTCGCTATTTGCGACGGGTCTAGCCTGTGGATTTACGATATCACCACGGAGTCATTCGCGCAGATCACCGACTCGGACTTTCCGGGTGCTGGCTCCTTCGCCGTCCTCGACGGCTACGGCCTCTTTAACAAGCCCGGCACCGGGCAGTTCTACATTACGTCCCTGCTGGACTTCACCAACGTTGACGCGCTGGACTTCGCCACGGCGGAATCCTCCCCCGATGACCTGATCCGCGTGTTCGTCAACGGCGGCACGGCGTGGATGTTCGGCAAGCGCACGATTGAGCCGTGGCAGAACGACGGCGGCGAGCTGTTCCCGTTCTCCCGCGTGGGCAATGTCCGCATTCAACGGGGCCTTGCTGCTGTCCATGCCGTCTGTGAGGCCGGTGGCTCCCCTGAGTTCCTGGGCGATGACCGGATTGTGTACCGCCTCGGGGGCTACAGCCCGGAGCCGGTGAGTAACGAGGGCGTGGAGTTCGCTATCTCGAGGATGTCGCGGGTCGATGACTGCATTGCCTACTCGTACACGCAGGAAGGCCATGTGTTTTCGTGCTTCAAGTTCCCGAGCGAGGGGACGACTTGGGTGCGCGACCTAGGAACGGGTCTGTGGCATGAGCGCATGACCGGGGATGCCTCCTGGCGCGCTAACTGCATGATGAAGCTGGGTAACCGCCAGTTGATCGGTGACGACTCCACGCCCCGCCTGCTGGAAATCCGCACCGACCTGTATGCCGATGACGGCGACGAGATGGTGGCCTCGCACGTTCTGCCCACGGTGGCAGAAGGCACGGTGAAGATTCCGCACATGCGGTTTGAGCTGGACGTTGAATCCGGCGTTGGTTCGCTTGTCGGCTCCGATCCGTCCGTGGTCTTGGACTGGTCGGATGATGGTGGCCGCACTTGGTCTAACTTCCTAACCCGGAAGCTCGGCAAGGTGGGCGAATACCTCACTCGCGCCATCTTCAACAAGCTGGGATCGTCCCGCCAGCGTAACTACCGGATTCGCATTAGCGATCCGGTGAAGCGCGTGATTCTGGCCGCCCACTTGAACGGTGAGGACACGGGCAAGTGATAACGGTTTCCCCGGCGACAGACTTTGAGTTTGTCCGCTGGGTGTTCACACATCCGAAGGTGTGGCCGTTCATTTGCGATGACGCGACTGCCGATCCCCTGGCGTTCGCATTACCCGAAGGCAATGCCTACCTCATCCCGTCCCATGACGGAGTGCCGATGGGCTGCTTCTCGCTGACCGAGTGCAACGGCGTCACGGTGGAGCTGCATACCGCGATCCTCCCCGAGTTCAGGGGGCAGGGCACGGCAGACGCCTTTGTCGCCCTGTTCGACTTCATCCGCACGCAACTACCCGGAGTGCGCCGTCTGCGTACTTGGGTGCCTGCCTGCAACAAAGCTGCACTGGCCGCCGCTCCCAAAGTCGGCCTCACACATTGCGGCACGGAAGCCGCCTCGTTCCTTCGCCACGGCGAACTTCACGACCTTCACCTATACGGAGTTTCATTCCCATGCCCCTAATGGCTGCCGCACCCCTGATCGGCGCTGGCGCGTCTTTGCTTGGCGGGATCATGAATCGCAATGCGGCTGGCAGTGCTGC